GATCAAAGAAGCGTACCGGGCGCCCGGCGAGCTGCGGCTGGGTAGCGTCGGCATAGAGCACGCCCGCACTGTGCCAGGCGTGGATCAGTCGGGGCCATTCAATAATGATGGCACCATGGGCAAAGCAACGGCCGAATTTGAAGAGCGCGACGTCGCCGGCACTCGGCGGCCCCTGGATCTCGCGCGCGTACCGCATCACCCCCGTGAGATATCGCTCGGCATCGCGATGGAGGTGCCAGTCGGGCGAATAGAACGGGACTTCGATATGCGGGACGACGCCGGCCGCCTCGTAAATCTCGGCGAGCATCATCAGGCAATCGGTGCCGGCACCTTTGATCCGGCCCATGTGGTGATAGGGTGTCCCCAGCCACCGCTGGGCCTCCTCGACGACCGCAAGTCGTCGAGGATCCATTTCGGGGGAGGTCATACAGCGGTTTCCGGGGTCGGGATGTAGGGAAAACCGCCAAAGTGGATCGTATTGTTGAAGACGTTCGTGCAGGTAGCGAGCGTGCGATCACAGCCCGGCAGCAACTGGAACTGATCCCCGACGGCGACTGCCGACAGAAAGGCGAGCTTGACCGTTACCGAGCCGCCGCTGACAAAACCGGCTATCGTGCGGCTCTGGCCGGTATTGCCGCCGGTGAGGCCGATGATCGTTCCTTGCGTGAAGGGTGTCGTTGTCGTTGGCACGCCTTGTATGACCGTCGTCGACGACCCGCCTCCAGCCGAGAATGTTGCGGCGAGGCTCGACCGGTTGAACAGGCACATCGCGTCGCCAAAGACATGGGTGCAGCTCGATTGCCATAGCCGCCGCGGCATCTGGATGTTGAGCAATTCGAGGTGCGAGCGGCACTTCATCTCGATGCCGGTGCGGCTGCAGTCGATGTCGGAGATGCGTCCGGAGAACAGGATGACCGTCCCGGCACTGGTATCGCCGTAACCGCTGCCGGCAGCACCCATAAAGGCGCGCTCCAGCTGCAACAATGCACCGTCGAGTTGGCCTTGCCACGCCGCCTCGAGAAACGGCGTCGAGCCGACGAGGTCGGTCGTCTCTGGGTAGATTTTGATGTCGAGCTCGTCGACCTGGGTGCCAATCACGACCTTCGTCTTCGAGCGCTCGAATTTCGGCCCCGCCGCGAACACATATCCGTTGGCGGTGATCGCCGTCGGCGCTGCAGAATAGCGCAGGACCGTCGTACCGCCGGCCAGGGTGAAGGTGTAAAGGTCCGCCATGATGAATTGCTCGCCGCTGTTGAGCAGGGCAATCAGTGCGGCCGAGGCCGGCTTCACGGGCGCACCGAGATAAAGGTCAGCTTTTTCAGCTGCCAAAGCCGGAACATGAAATTCTCGAAGGCATAGCTGTCGTCGATAAAGCGGCAGCGAAAGTAATAGCTGTAATCGGCAGTAACGACCCGCCCGCTGCCCGGCGGCGTGCTGAATGTCACCAGCCCGGTGTTCGGATCGACGCTATAGCTTCCCGGGCTCTGAGTGACGCCGTTAAGATAGACCGCACTAACCACGTCAGGCGCTACGATCGGTTCCAGAAACCCGCCGCCGGGAAGCGCCGAGCCCATCGACCGCTGCAGCTGGAAGACGGTGGCACTGGCATTACCGACACCGATCTGCTGTCCGGTGACACGGTCGTCGCTCGGGTCGCGAAACAAGAATGTGCCAAAGGCGCCTCGGCAGAGCATGAAGAACCCCATCAGGGTTCGCAGCTCGTCGTAGCCGGCGGCCGGGTTGTCACGCAATAGATCGAACACCAGCGTGAACTGCCACAGCGGGTAGGGGTAGTCGAGCGCGCGCAATTCGCGGCCCGATACTGCGCGCTGGATGCGGGTCTGAAAGGTCGGCGTCTTGGTGACGCTCCAGGCGAGACCGGGAAGCGACGGGAAAACTCCGATATCGGCCATCAGCTCGTCCGCAGCATCGATCCGTTGCGCATCGCGTTGTTGATCGCCGCAACCAGAGCACTGCCGTTGCTGCGAAAAAATCGCGCGACGTCCTGGCTGTCCATCGCCGAGACGCCAAAATTCACGACTACGGTTGCGCCGCCGCCGGTGCTGTTGCCGGCGTTTGGGGCGGCGATCAGGTTCTGCAGGCCTTGAGAGATATTGGCGGGCAGAACCATCTCGTTGCTGTGCAGCTGAGCGAGCACGCCCCTCGGCCCGAGGTTCGGCACCGCCCAGCCGCCCTGCGCGCTCGGCACGATGCCGCCATGCTCAAAGCCGAACAATGTACCGATCCCCTTGAAGAGGCTGCCAAGGATGCCGCCGGAACCGAAAAGGCTGCCCAGTCCGGAGCTTTCGGCGATACCGGTGCCCACCACTTCCTCGCCGGCGCCGGTGAGGCCGCCCGAGAAATCCTGGTTTCCGCCCCCTCCCGCGACGAGACTGGCGCCAAAGAGATTGCCGATCTGGCCAAAGACACCTTTCACCGCCGAGTTGACGAATTCGGCGATGATCGACTGAGCGAGGTTCGCCAGCGCTTTTTGGACCGTGGTCGTGCCTAGAATGATGCCGGTGACCGAAGTATCGATCGCCCGCTCGACCGGTGCGACCAGGCCGTCCCATGCTTTTCGATTGGCTTCGGCCAGCTTGGTGTCGAGCGCCTGCACGTCGCCGACATATTTCTCGTAGGCGAGCTCCTGCTCCTCGATCAGCTTCTGCTGGGTCCGTACATCGTTCTGGGCAGCGTCGAGCTTCTTCTCGTAATAGGCCTGGTCATAAGACCATTTGAGGTCGAGCAGGTCCTGTTCCTGGCGGACCTGTTCGGTGGCCGAGATTTGACCCAGTGCGGCCTGGTCATCGATGGCCGCCTTGTAGTTGGCGAATTTCGCATCGGTGATCCTTTGGTCGGCCTTGAGCCGGTCGAGCTGGTCGCGCTCGGCTTGCACGGCGTGCTGCTTTTCGAGCTCATAGATGTTGCGATCGACCGCCAGGCGGGCGTTCGATCCGGCTTCGGTCAGCGCCAGCTTGTCCTGCCAGAACGCCAGCTCTTCGCCCTTCGACTGGCCGAAAAAGCTCTGCTCCGCCAATAGCTGCTCCTGCAGCTCGGCGCGCCACGCCGACACATTGTCGGCGCCGGCCCCGCCGCTGCGTCGAGAGGTCGCGTGCGGCCGCGCCGGCCCGCCGGTGAAATTGCGGCTGTCGGCGATCCCGCCGTCCGGCGCCAGGCTGTCGCCGATCGAGCCCGCGAGGCTCGCCGCCTTGGATTGCAGCGTGCCAATGCTCGATCCGACCTGCGCGGCCGCGGCGCTGACCTGCGATTGCGCCTGCTGCGCGGCAGCGCCCAGTCCTGCGAGCTGGGTTCGCATTGCATCTGTCGCCACCTGAACCGAATTTGACGCCGCCTCCATTCCCGATTGGAGGTCGTCGGTCTGGGCGCTGATGACGACGCTGGTTTCAATGTCGGCCATGATAGCCCCTCAATGAGATGGCGAGCCGGGGTGGCTTATTTCTCGCCGCTCCGGTCGTCTTGCGGGCTGCAGTCTTCGCGTTTTGCCCGGCTGCGAAGGTCGGCAAAATCGAGCACCACCCCCGGCAAACCGGCGTGAACATCGCCAGTGCCAAACCCAGGGCCGAGCCCGGCCAGGATCCCGTGGAGATCCGCGGGCGCTGCGCCGCTTGGCGCGGAGTGGGGCAATGGTGTCTGCCCGCGCCGAGGTTTGCCGGCGCCGAGATAGGCTCCCACCAGGATATGCACCGGCGGATGCTCGGCCCAATACGCGGTGAGCTCTTCGACGTCGAAGAGCGTCATTTCGTCGATTACGGGATAGCTGTAGCCGCAGGCGGTGGCGAGGAGGCCATAAATTTGGCCCCAGCCGTCGCCGTCTCCTGGTTGGGGTCCGATACTGGTCCCGCGACTGTCGATCCCGCCCCCGAGCCGGCCCCGGGGGCTGCCGCTTCCCCCAGGCGGCTCTCCCGCAGCCTTAGCCCGGAGCCGGTCAGAACTGCATTGAGAACGGCACCGGCATTGCCGAGATCGAGCAGATTTTCGACCATCTCTGCCGTGGCCTCGGGATAGTTGCGTTGCAGTGCCGCCGCGACGATTTCGACAAGCACGCCG